GCTTCCCGTCGCAGGCCTGCTGGTTGCTGATTTCAATCAGCGACTTGGCCCTCCATGGGACCAGCGTTGGCCAGACGCCCCCTTAGGCGTCGATAGGCGCATCGCACTCCACTATCTTTCTCAGGATAGGGGAGTCGATGGTTTGACCGACTTTTGCAACTTTGTAGAGGTCGAGGATGTGCTGTTCGGTGGCCTTCAAACTAAGACCATAGACCTGATAGAACATGTACGCGGCACGCACTTCATCCATATCGTAGGAGGTCGTGGCAACCAGATGCCATTCCATGGGGGGTACGTACTTGGATGGGCCGGGACCATAACGATCGCTGAATAGGGCCCAAACAATACGGAGAATGGGCACGTGGTGCCAGGAGTGCTGAACGCTGGCCAAGACGCCACGGATGTACTCATGGTCAGAGAGGTTGTCAGGTTTGTCGCACGTGACCAGGAATTTCGATAGGACGCGTCCGGGTTTCGGTCCGAGGACGCGTCCTCGCATGCCTGTAACAGGCCAGGCACGGCAGGAGTAAAATTCGAGGCGGTCGACATCCCTGATGTTGGCTTTCTTCTTGAGGCCATAGGCGATACCGTAGGCTGTCCAATCGGGATTTTTAGCCTTTTCGTCGAGACGGCCGGACTCATACATTTTTGCTAGCTCTTGGGTGCGTTTAACTTCAGGCATGGGGACGTGCACATTGAGAAGGCCCAAACCAGTACCGGCGAGGTCCTTGACCTCACAGGCAGCAGGGCCAGGAGGCTTGCTATGGTCGTCCCACCATTTAGGGATGGGAGGAGCTCGATAGCCGGACTGGTTGAGATGTGCTATGAGGAGATCGTCGCCGCCTGCCCAGATCTGGCAATTGAACGGGTGATTATCCGTCTTGGAAGCGAGAAGTTGTGTGGGCGTGGTAGACGTGGCCATACAGTAGGCGAATAAGGCGTCAAAACAACCTGTATGGAGGGTGTTGTTGACTGAGGTGACGCCATCGCCAGACTTGCGGCGGCCATGTGCCATAAACCACAGGCCGTGCTTGGAAAAGCCGCTGACATTGCTCATGCAGTTGACGAGCTCGTAAACGCTAGGGTATCCCGATAGAGGGAACACGTCGTCGGCGCCGAAGCGTTTCATGATGGATAATTCGAGTTCGAGATGGACATTCGTCAGACTGGAGTCGAACCGGGAGGTGTCACAGTCGGCAAAAGTATAGCCTAGGGACGAGTAGAAATCGATGGTGGAGCCAAGGATATCGACCGGGACTGCGCAAGCGAAAGTGACGAAATGGGTGGGAGACCAGATGCGTT